ATAATTACACTATGACGACACGCAGAACACCCCGCAAAGACTGTAACTACATCATCTACGAGATGGTGGACGAGCACGGTAATAACTACATTGGACTCACTCGCAAGAGCCAGCCCAATGTGACCAAAGTGGTTGCAGAACGCTGGCGTAAGCACAAGAGCCGGGCTCGTAATGAGAACCGCTTGTGGGCTCTGTACATCTACTTGAAGACGGGTGGACTTGAGCTGGCATGGGAGCACCGTGTCTTAGCCATCATACGCGGACGCAAGGAAGCATATGAGTACGAGCGATCGCTGGTCAAAGAGCTGGCGCCCACACTGAACGATCAGTACCTATAACCCATCGGTTGACTGGGTTATAGTTTGGTGCTATAATATACACTTACAACGAACAAGGAGCGAACCATGTTTAAATTGCTTTCAACAGCGAACCCTAAGATCCAAAAGGGCACCAAGCTGGGCTATCTTAGCTTCATCTTGCACCTTGCGCCAGCTGATCTTAGCGGGCGCGAGACTTGCCCCAAGCGCACCGCAGGCTGCACTGCTGCTTGCCTTAACACTGCAGGACGTGGTGGCATGTTCCGTAAGGGTGAGAACACCAACATGATCCAGAAGGCCCGTATACGCAAGACAGTTAGCTTCTTTGAAGATCGTGCTCAGTTCATGTATGATCTCTACAAAGACATCCAAAAGGCCATCAAGTTCGCAGAGCGCAAGGGCTTGATCCCCGTGTTCCGACTCAACGGTACGAGCGACTTGAGCTGGGAGAAGTACGATATGCTGCCCGGACTGAATGTATTTGAGTGCTTCCCTACAGTACAGTTCTATGACTACACTAAGATCTTGGGTCGTAAGGTCAAGGGCTACGAGAACTATCACTTGACGTTCTCCAAAGCAGACGGCAACGATAGCGATGTAGCAGATGCGCTCTTAGCAGGTATGTCAGTGGTTGCTGTCTACGACAAGATCCCAGCAGGCGTACCGAGTGCGGACGAAACGGATCTGCGCTTCTTAGATGCTAAAGGCGTTATGCTGGGCCTCAAAGCAAAGGGTCGCGCTAAGAAGGATACCAGCGGTTTTGTGATCCGCTTGACAGAAGTGGCCTAAGGCCTTATAATACTAACATACAGACACAAAAGGAGCGAAACTTATGTACACCGTAATCGTTTTCAAAGCAGACAAGCGCAAGAAGACAGGCGAGCGCGAAGTACTGTACAAGGACTATGACACTGACAATAAGTCAATGTTGGAGCATACCGTCAAGCACACCTGGCTGTCGAGTGCAGGTTTCCGCTATGAAATCCATCAAACGATGGTCAAGCGGACTAACATGATGGGTGGGGGCGAGTACGAAGAACGCTTTGATACCCCCAACTATTGTTCACCCTCTAGCGAATCTTATTGGAGCATGTAATGGCACAAGTAGACGGACAGACAGTTAAGGTAGGGGACTGGGTCAGCTTCAAATGTGACATTGAACAAGGCGGACAGATCACCCGGATAGAGGGCAACAGGCTGTTTCTGCAGGCAGGCCCTAACGGCTTTGAGGGTGGCTACATCGGGGGCCAGGATACCACGGTTCAAGTGGCCTCAGACTGTTGGCTCGAAGGTTGACACTTTGGGCAGGCTGTGCTATAATATGTTATAGTGGGAGAGCGGGCCCGGTTTAAAAAAACCCTACAGACCGTAGGGGTATTCTCTGTACTGTTGACAGTTTGGGCCCTCTGTTGTATAATACATATACACAGACACAAAAGGAGCCCCAAATGTTGCATACATTTACAGTTAGCGCAGTTAATACACCTGCAAAAGCTAAAATTGTTTTTAATAAAAAATTAGGTACTGTAAAAGTAGTAGTCGCTTTTAATGTGCATAAAAAAGTACGCGACGACGGGACTATTGTTAATGCTTTTCCTGTACAAAGCAAGTGTGCATTTGTAAGCGGAGACGTAGATGCTACAGAAGTGTTACAAGTGCTGCACAATGCAAGCAGACAGCTTAACACTACTAACATAGAAGTAGTTGAGTAAACTGTAGGGTTATTAGCACACACTTGACATTTTGGGCTTAGTACGCTATAATGTATTTTAAGTTAACACACACGGAGCAACACAATGCAAACAGCACTTTTTGACAGCACTAGACTTACACTAGTAGAAGTAGAGAAAGACGCAGACACTAAAAACACACACTTAAAATGCGACGTGCGGGTAACACTTGCTGGCGACAGTGCATGGGACTGCGAGCTAGAGGCAGTTACAATTACAAGCATACACATTAGCGAAGGCGTTGAAGGCGGCGATATGGACGGCTATAGGCATATAGCGGTTTGCTATACTGTAGACGGTGTAGACGGTGCTGACGTAGAGGACAGCTGGAGACTGTACACAGACAGCGGTTTTGAGGAGTGTGTAAGCGAGCTGTTGGGAGAGAGTGTTAGCTTTACAGAGCAAGGTATGCAAGACGACGGCTACGCGAGCATGGAGTAATTATGACACGTACACAAATAGACGAGGCACTGCAATGGGCAGGCGCTGTAGCTATTATTGCGGGGCACGTGCTTAACAGCATAGGCCCCAGCATGTACCCTTACAACATTGCCGTCTTTGCTGTAGGCACAGTACTGTTCTTAGCGTGGACTGTGCGGGTGCGCAACATGCCGCAGTTCACTGTTAACGTTATAGCATTAACCATAGGGCTAGTAGGGTTATACAAAGCATTTGGTTGACGAGGAACTGTTTATGCGCTATAATAAGCACATGGACAGTTAGAAAAGAGTTAAAGGTTACCTAGACCGCTAGGGGTGAACGTAAAGGCTAATATGGCCCGAAACCCATGAAGCAGGAGGGTCCCAGAGTATGGCGAGACACCATCGAGCCAAAGGGTAAGGACTATCAAACTCCGGGGATGCGGCGGATGATCTAGGCAGTAATGACGTATAGGACCGACATGTGGTGTTGAGGTCCGACACAGTTCCTTTAGTTCTTTTCTAACTGTTTTGGTTGACAGTTTATGCGTTGAGTGTTATAATTAAGGCTAAGTTAAACAAAGGAGCGAAACTATGTTAGACATCAGCAACATCGCCAAAGTCTACAGCGGCCGTTATGGTTGTATGTGCGGCTGCAAAGGCAAGTACTCTTACAACGAAGGTGTGGCTCGCGAAGACTGGCAGGGTGCGGTCAGTGTGCGCAGCATTAAGATCATTGCGGGCAAAGTGTTTTCGGATCCCCGTGCTGATCGCAAAGACCCTGGCTATGTCAGTGTTATTGATCGAGAGCGCAACACCATCAAAGTTGTTTACTTCAAAGATGCGGTTGACGACTAAGCCAAAAGACGTTATAATTAACACTTAAACACAGCAAGGAGCGAACCATGCAAGTTAAAGAACTCATCGAAATGCTAGGCTACATGGACCAGGAAGCCGAAGTCCATTTTAAGTACAACTACGGCGACCATTGGCGTACAGAGGTTGCTCCCCGCGTTGACGAGGTGGAGCAGGGTGTTGTGGAGTACAGTAGCTACCACAGCATGGACAAGATGGTAGACGACGAGGACTGCTATGACGAAGAGACCGGCGACTACAAAGCCGATGTCAGAAAGGTAGTGGTGCTGGGATGATCACCGCTGAGACACTGGCTACACTAACAAACTTCTCCGCTGCGGCGCTGACCCGTGCTATCCGAGACAGTGGCTACATAGAGGACTCATTCCTTACTGCTCGCTTCCTGGGCATTACCAACGGCGGACAGTTCTGCTACCAAGTGCAATACGAGGACGATGGGCTTCAGCTCAGCAAGGTCTTCCTGTCCTATGACCCTACACACGGTACGGTTATTGCAGACTACTAGGTTGACACATTGGGCTTGATACGCTATAATTAACACATACACAAACACACTAGGAGCTGAAAATGGGTACACGATCACTTACATTCGTATACGACGGCCAAGAGCCAATCATCAATATGTACCGTCAATACGACGGCTATCCAACAGGCCACGGTGCTGAGCTTGCTGAGTTCCTTACTCCGTTTAGTTTGGTTAACGGCTTGCAATTGGGCGAGACTCGTAAGGTAGCTAACGGCATGGGCTGTTTGGCTGCTCAATTGGTTGCTAACTTCAAAGACGGTGCTGGCGGCTTTTACCTGTACCCTACGTCAGCTGTTGATTGCGGACAGGACTACGAGTATCACATCTTTGACAATGTGCTAACATTCCTAGACGAGAACGGCATTGAGCGTAAGACTAAGGAACTGCGTATCGCTATTACCAATCGCGGGTGCAACTTCTTTGGGCTTACACAAAGCGACACAAACGAGCGCATCTTCGAAGGTAACTTAGCTGAGTTCACTGAGTTCTGTACTGAGAAGGAAACAGCATGACCGGCTTCCAAAGTAAAAAGTCAGCGGCAGAGGCCAAAGCCTTTGACCGTGAAGAAGCAGTCGACTACTTGACTGAAAGCGACTTCCAGTATATAATCAATGGTGACGGTATGGGGCTAGAGCTGCTCCGCACCTACCTGGAAGATGGGTTTAAGGGCTACGGCAACTTCACAGACGAAGAGCTTGTAGCAGAGGTTAAAGAACGCACATGGATGGAGACACAATGAGTAAGATGGCCGAATTGGATTGGGAGATCGAGTACCGGGCCTGTGAGGACGGTATGAGTGCAGAAGACATTGCTAAGGACTTGGATGTGCCTATTGAACTGGTCAACAGCTGGTTCAAAGAGAACGGCATTTGGGATAATGAACCTGTGGTTCAGGACAAGCAACCTGATATCCTGTTCCCAGATGGTTACCCGTTTGCAGACGAAATGAGCCCCTACGCAACCAGCAATTCATAGTGTTGTTTTAGTACAACGGGTCTAGTTGACGCTTTGAGCTTTTGGTTGTATAATACATTTATACAGACAGGAGCATAGCATGAAGATCGTTATAAAGATTCCAAAGCAGATTAGGGCTCACATAGTCCTGTTCTGCAAGGACACACCCTTCAAGCAGAAGGTTGTTCAGAGCAAGAAGCAGTTTAAACGCAACCCTAAGCACAAAGGACGCGAGCAATGAGAATCGAAGGACTTACAGAGCATCAAGTAGAACTCCTGGACACTATGTGGGCCATCGAAGAGTTCACAGAGCTAGAAGAGTGGATGACTACTCTAAGCCGTGCTGATCGTATGGAAGCAGAGAGCCTACAGCGCCTAGTGGTGTTAGAAACCTTCGAAGAGTTGTTGGCCAAAGATGGATACCCTGATGCTAACCGGGTTATTGATCAGTTCAGGTTGACGAAGTAATGGTTCGATTGTATAATACTTACATACAGACACAAAAGGAACAGAGATGAACATAGCAACTATCGAGCAGTATGTGGATCAGAAGAACAGTTGGGGTGCGTTGTTTGGTAACAAGCCACTGAGCTTGCTCAACGCAAAGGATCGACAGACAGTCGCAGAGAGCATTGACAGCGACCTTAGCCCAGAGAACTTGACCTGCGATGGCGAGATCCGCGGAGCACAACTCCAAGCCAAGTATCGCTTCCTTACTCGTTGTGCTCAGGAACTTCAGAGCATTGATTCTTCAATAACCTTTTACGAATACAACTAAGGAGCCGCTATGCCTAATTGGTGCAACAACACGCTGGAACTCAGCCACGAAGATCCTGCAATGATTGAGCGGGCCAAGCGGGCCTTTGCTGAAGGCAAACTGTTGAACGAGTTTGTCCCAGTGCCCGAAGACTTGCACATTGTAGCAGGTCGAGTAGGTGACGACAATGATCCTAAGCAGAAAGAACTTGAGCTCAAGGAAGAACTCAATCGTATTACACACGGTTACAGCACTTGGTATGACTTCTGCGTTAATGAGTGGGGCACCAAGTGGGATGTAGGTGGCGATGACTATAATGAGCCTCATCAAGAGACACCCAACGATCTTACTATAAGTTTCGACTCAGCCTGGGCTCCTCCCACAGTGGCCATGGATAAGTTGGTGGACTTGGGCTTCTCAGTTCGCCTTTACTACTACGAGCCAGGGATGGCTTTTGCCGGCATCTACGAAGACGGTTCAGATGACTACTACGACTACGGTGGCATGAACTCAGATCAGGTTGCTGAAGAATTACCCACAGCACTAGACGAGATGTTTGGTATCAGCGAATCAATTGCTGAATACGAGCAAGAAGAGAATCAAGAGATTGATTTAGATGGTGGATTGAGTGCAGTAAACGAACAGGAACAAAATGAAAACAAATAAAGAAAAGAACACACAGCACGAAAAGGATCAGATCCTTAAGGTGCGTCCTAAACAACCAGCCTACGACTTTGCTCCGCTTGAAGCTGTGATTCGATTCTGGGTAACCGGTAAGTAATCTATGAGCAGACTAGCGTTGTTTGGCAGGCCTTGGGTCGTGTTTGACGCCAAGAACAAGAACCATCGACGATGGTTTGCTGAGTTCAATCGAACTTCATCTTGGGGCGCTTGCCCAGTTCGATTTGTAGTTAATGAAGAAGCTGGCGATCTAATTACCCAAATCCAACGCGAACTGATCGCGTTCTATGTAAACAAAGAGTTCACATCAGCTCGTGAGAATCCTGTGGCAAAAAAGCCACAAAGAAAGCAGTGATTTTGGTTGACTGATCGGGCTAGGTTTGTTATACTATAGGCTAAGTTAAACAAAAGGAGCAAGCAAATGGTTACAGCAGAATTCATCAGGGCAGGTAAAGTGTTCGCAGAGGCAGCAGGACAGGCCATGTACGCCCGAGTAGGCGAGCGTGATGCTTGCGGGTTTGGTTGGGTTGAGGTCTATGTAGATCGTACTAACTCAAAGCAGGCCAAAGAGCTGATTGCCGCAGGCTTCCGTAAGGACTACAAACCAAAGTGCCTGAGCATGTGGGATCCAGCAGGTGTTCCTACTCAGAGCATTTCAGTCAAAGAAGCGGGTGCGCAGGCCTACGCCACATACCTGCAGGGCTTGGGTTTGCGAGCATACGCAGGGTCCAGAATGGACTAAAAGAATATGGTTTGGTTAGCCAAAAGAGATTGACACTTGGCTAACCAGACTGTATAATAAGGACATGCTGAGAAGATAGGCTTTGAAGCATTAATTTTTAACACACACAGAAAGAGGCACATTATGGCTACAGATAAACTTTTTACCGTTTGCGGTACTTCTAAACTCGATGGCGAGTACAAGGTTCGCTTTGCCAATGATACTATGCGTATCAAAGTACTTGCTAAACATGGTCACGAGGACATTACTCTTATTGAGTTGCCCCAAGCTATGAGCAAGGTTGAGGCAGTCAAGTTCATCAAGACTGTTGATGAGTTCGAAGGTGCGGGTGCTCAGAGCGCCATTGCTGACTACCTTGATCGTAAGGACGAGGCTCCTAAGGCAAAGGCAGCTCCAGTAAAGGCTCCTGTTAAAGCCAAAGCAACTAAGGCACCTGCTAAGGTTGTTGAGAACGAAGACGCTCCGTTCTAATCTACGCCCCGTATCGCTATAGACTGTTAAATATCTCATGCGATACGGGGTTTCTTTTTCCACAGAATATTTAGAGGGCGGGTGCGTAGTTATACGCGACTTCCAATCAGAACCGAAAGGTCGGGTGCTATCTATCGTAGTACGCGACAACAGGTACGAAGCTGAGCAGACAGCTCAATACATTTGCGACTTATTAAACAAAGACCTAAGAAATGAACTGGGAACTTTATGAGGTTTGGGCCGTTGATCTTGACGGCCGCGAAGAACTCGTTGAAACCACTAAGAGCATGAAGGAAGCGAGAGTTATTGCTCAAACACAGCTCGAGCTAGAAGACTGCACCAAGTGCTACATCTACAAAGAAGATGAAGAAGGTGACTTGATCAAAGTCGATACGATACGATAAGAATACGCGACTGTGGTGAAATAGGTAGACACAAGAGACTTAAAATCTCTCGCTGAAGGGCGTACCGGTTCGATTCCGGTCAGTCGCACCAAGTGTTAGGGCCTCTAGCTCATGTTGGTTAGAGCAGCGGACTCATAATCCGTTGGTGCCGTGTTCGACTCACGGGGGGCCCACCATATCAGCCCTTAGCTCAGTTGGATAGAGCAACAGCCTTCTAAGCTGTAGGCCACTGGTTCGAATCCAGTAGGGCTGGCCAGGTTGACAGCCAGTTCGTTTGGTGTTATACTGTAGTTACAGTGGACAAATAGGAGCGAACTATGAAACGAATCACTATAGCAGCGGTAACAGCAATCATGCTGATCTTGCCAGGCTGTGCATCAACTACCAACTCAAGCCAAAACCCCTACGCAACCGCTATCATAGCGGCCAACACTGTGCGCAATGCACAGGGTTTGACCCGTAACGGAGTCAATGCAGAGCTGAATCAACAGCTGAAGAACTGGGTGCGTAATTTCAACAGAAGCCAAGGTAGCTATTGACAGTTTGGGCTAGATGCGCTATAATATACACATACACTAGCAAACAAGGAGCGAAACATGTTTACAGTAGAATCCCGTAAGAACTATGATCAACGCCACGGTGGTGCATTTGATCGCGGCTCAGCAGACTCGTACTACGGACGAGTTCGTGATCCGCACTTCTATGTAGAAGGCACATCAACTAGCCCACGCATCGCTGAGAGCGAAATGACCCCAGCAGAAGTTCAAGCCTACTTAGCGGGCTATCAGTGGAACGAACAGTTCGGCGACAAGAAGAGCTGGGATTAATATGGGCTATAAACTACTGGGCAAGACAGAAGACTTGATGCAGGGCTTTGAGCCTCGCAAGGGACTAGAAGGTCCCTTCAACTTCAACGGCAGGGTGTTGTATTATTGCAACAAAGAGGGTAAGTACTGGGATCCCCGTACAGACTTCTATGTCTCCTACGATGAATACTTTCGGTTGACAGGCCTGATCTAAACCTGTATAATTAAGACTTAAACAGCAATTAGGAGCGAACCAAATGGCTTATATTTCCGCAACAGACGTCCAGGCAATCCGTACAGAACTCAAACAGCGTTTCCCCAAGTGGAAGTTTGCAGTGCGCAAGGGCTCAGGTAGCTTGTCAGTAGACGTCAGCATCATGCAGGGTACTGAAAGCTTCGATGATCATTTCAGTAATGGACGTCGTTATGCACAGGTTAACCAGTACTGGATTGCAGACCACTTCAAAGACTCTAGTGAGCGTGAAGCTATTGAGATGATCAATGAGATCATGCATAATGCTCCGGGTCGTGCTGGTGGTAAGAAGTTCTTTGATGAGTCAGATGCAATGACTGACTACTTCCACACCGCGTTCTACACTCACTTACAGATTGGCAAGTGGGACAAAGATTACACCTGCGTAGAGGGTTAAATGGTTGACAGGGTTGCCCAAACCCTGTATAATTAACACATAAACACAGCAAGGAGTGAACCAAATGGAAAAAACAGCAGACAAATCAGCAGAAAACTTTATGATGTTTCTCTTCGGTGTAGGCATTATCTATTCGTATATTAACTATGACGGTATGGAGTATTTTATCCACTTAGGTATTTCTTTTGTCAGCGCATGTGTTGGTGGCATTATCTACGCAATCTTTAAGCCAAGATAACCTTTTGGTTGACAGGGTTGCCCAAACCTTGTATAATTAACACATACACTAAACAACTAGGAGCGAAAATGCTAGTTCACGTTATCAACTCAGGCTTCAACACAGACAACGGTATCTTTGATGTTGAAGTACAGAGCCTAAAGATCGACAGCTATGATCGTCCCTACGCTATTGTAAGCAACCCCTTCCGCCCTACAGATTCATGCAGAGCAGAGTTCAATGGTAAAGAATGGGTGGTTGACTTCGATTGATTTTGGCGCTATAATAGCTGTACACTGAAACATTAGGAGCACTACATGGATTACCTAATTAAGATGGAAATGGCACAGGCACTTATCCTACAGGCCATTGCGTTGGTTGAGAAAGTTGACGGGTTAGAGTCAGTAGAAGAAGGCTTGAGAGAAGCCAATTGCAACCTCAGAGAAGAGCTTAACGAGTACAAAAGCCACGCAGATTTTGGTTGACAGATTGAGCAATCCTTGCTATAATATACACATACACTAGCAAACAAGGAGCGAAACTTATGAGCAACGAATTCAAAAGCTGGGAAGAGATGACTACTGTAGAGCAGTATGCATGCCAGTTCTGGGATATGTACAAAGATGCCTACGGCGTTCGCCCACGCGGTATCGATACCTCTAGCTGGACAGAGGCAGAGTTCGAAGCTGAGTTCGTTCAGTTGAGCAAGACCATCGATGAGAACTACCGGGACCAGTTGGCCCGTGAAGAAGTGGCCAAGCATGACTTCGAGATGCGTATGCTGAGCCTGCTGCAAACGGGTGCCAAGGATCGTGAGATGGCCCTGCGTTGGGTACACGAAGCAGAGGGTAGCAATGGTGATGACGAGTACCTTTGCTTCTTGTTGGGCCTGCCCTACCGTTACTTTGTGGTTGACACGGTAGCGGTTTGACATTATAATACATACATACACACTAAGGAGCGAACCTAATGTACGACACAGTCCAAAACCCAATTCCCCGTTCAGGGCTATTTGCAACCCCAATCCTAGCAGACATCCAAAGTTTCATCAGCACCTTGCCCCAAAAAGAGCAGGCCAATGCTAGCCTAGTACTGATGTTCACCCTGAACGCTTGCCACAAGCTGGTCAACGACAACATCCTATCTAAAGAGGTGTCGGCACAATGAACGATATCATCTATGCATTCTATATGACTATGGAACTGTGGATCTTCTTGGCAGTGCTGGCAGTAGCTCTGTTTGTAGAAGAGGGCGTGAAGGCCTATAACAAACGTCGGTTGGTTGACAACCCCACGCTTTGGTAATATAATTAACACTTAGCAACACACAGTAGGAGCGACCCAAATGGCTAAATCTAAAGTAAACTACGACAACTTCGCACAGTTTGACATGAACGAAGCTTGTGACCACTTTGACGTAGACAGCAGAGCACAGTGGAACAAGATTGGCAAGTTCATCATAGCAGATGGACAAGACTATCACCAGGTCATGGAAGAGCACTTTGACTTTGAAGACACAGCAGACGGCGAGTACGCGGCCTTTGAAGCAGGCGTCAAGTATGCACTGACCAAGATGAACATGGCACTAGAGGCCGCAGGTGTAGACATACAGGTATGCGAGACAGACCTGGTAGAGAGCATGGGTTTTGTTATGGTACGTTGCGATGACGAGCCAGAAGACTTCGTTAAGCGAGCCCTTAAGAAGCCCGTCATGATGGTTGACAGCTGGGTCTAAAGACAGTATAATTACTACTTAAACAACACATAGGAGCGACTTATGAATGTACAGCAAATCAACACAGCGATCATCACAGGCCAACTGAGCAACAGCGATCTGGACTCAATCCAAGACGCTATCCGATTCGCCAAAAGCCGCATTGCCAATCAATTGAGCGTGACACTAAGCCCAGGCCGCAAGGTCACAATGACACACGTCAAGCTGGGCGGCCGTGTTACAGGTACGGTGCTCAAGGTCAAGATCAAGAAGGCCGATGTGCGTTTGGACACAGGTATGATCTATACAGTGCCACTAAGCATGTTGACAGCGGTCTAAAAAGAATATATAATAACTAATTAAACACATAGGAGCGACTTATATGAATAAAGGTTACAAGGTTCTCAAGCTAGACGCAGAGAAGACCACAGTCAAATCAATGGAGCAGTTAGCCATTGAGAAGAATTTGACTGAGACAGATGCAGAGATCATTGAGCGTCTGCGCCAACGTTTTGACATCTTAGATGACATGACCCGTGCTGTTAAGAAGGGTGATGTACGTGCTATGATCGTAACAGGCCCGCCAGGTGTGGGTAAGAGCTACGGTGTTGAGACAGTACTGTCAAAGCACGATGTGTTCGCAGACATTGCCAACAACTCCAAGCTGAAGAAGTACGAAGTAGTCAAGGGCGCTATGAGTGCTATTGGACTCTACAAGAAGCTGTACGAGTTCTCAGATGCCAAGTGTATCCTAGTGTTCGATGACTGTGACAGTGTCCTGCTTGATGACCTTAGTCTTAACATCCTTAAGGCTGCACTAGACAGTTCAAAGAAGCGTACTATCCACTGGAACACTGACAGTAGACTCTTACGTAGTGAGGGTGTGCCCAACTCATTCGAGTTCAAGGGTGGTGCAATCTTTATTACCAACATCAAGTTTGAGCACGTTAAGAGTAAGAAGCTGCAGGATCACTTGATGGCCTTAGAGAGTCGTTGCCACTACTTGGATCTTACTATTGATACAGAGCGTGAGAAGATACTGCGTATCAAGCAGATCGTACAAGACGGCATGCTGGACTCATACGAGTTCGAGCCGTGGCAACAGATGGAGTTGTTGGACTTCATTGATGTTAATAAGAAGAAGCTGCGCGAGCTAAGTCTTAGGACTGTGCTTAAGATAGCAGACTTGCGCAAGAGCTTTCCAGATCGTTGGAAAGCTGTTGCGGATGTAACAGTAATGCGTAGGACGTGATTCGCTCCCACTAGTACGCTGCTGTTATAGTAGTGCTAGGGCTGTAGTCAAGTGCAATGCTTGGTCTACACACTCTAGTTGTTGTGCCCCTAGTGTCATAAATCCGATTCGCTCCCGGTGACACTAGGGGTTTTTTTT